GATTTGTGCACATTAACCTTGAAGTGCAATACTTCAAGTGCTTCAATGACTAACTCCCGACAGTCGACGGGGACTATAATGTCGTCCCCGAAGACGGCAACCTCTCCCGCGAGAGACTCCACGTTTTTCTTCGTCGCCCTGAGGCCGCGTTGCGTAAGCACCGCAGCCAAAGAGATACTTAGAAATAATAGAGTCTCAACAGGAAAGGTACAGGCGCTACCCATCGTTGAGAATTTTCTCAACGGTATCACGTGAGGTACCTTGTCGGTGACCTCCTGCGATACAGACTGGGAACGCGACGCCCTAAGGCAGTCTAGTAGTTTAGGGTTCGCCCTAAACATCTGCCCTACTGCGTGACAGGTGACTCGATCGCTTGCCTCCGATAAATCGATGGTAGCGAGCGAGCCGTCCTTAGAACCCTTGCGACAGAGATCCTGGTTTAGAGTTTGGTCGTCGAAACGAACAAACTTGTAAATCCAAGATTTCCGAACACGAGCCACAAAGTAGTCCAGCAAGTTTTGCTGGCACCACTGATTGGCACTCGGTTCAGCGGCAATGAGCCGCGGAGCTGAGTAGGTCTTAGGGACACAGATTAGACGCGAGACTCCCTCGTGAGAGGTTATCTCTGGTCCTTTCTTGACCCTGTCTGCCCAACTGCTAAAATTGTGGAAACCACAATCCGCTATTGGGTACTGCGTTTCCAGAGCCGCGGGCCAGTTGTTCCAATAATACTTATTGGCTGGACCGCGATACTCTGCAACAGCGCCCTTGCCGTGCCTAAACTTCCACTCGGAGGGATCATAGGATCCCAGAGTGGCCGTAACCAGACTTGACACGAAGTCAAGCCTGGCCAGGAGAACGGACAGTCTCTTCTTCTTTCGAAGAGGAAACTCACTGACCCTATCAGCATATAAGCTGCTCTTCGAGAATCCTCGATAGAGTGTGCCTATATACTCGCTCAGACTTGAGAAGTCGGCTTCTTTCGAAGTTCCTTCTGAAGGCGTCGACACTCCGTAAGGAGTATCTTCGCAATCTGCCCGAGAATGTAGGGTCGATGGCTCTTCTGAACCTGGGGGATTAGATCCACCAGGTCCAGGATTCGCTCTATCCTTTCCAGGCCTAAGCCCGAATCGAATAGAGTTAGAGTCATTCGAGTAAGATCCCGACCAATACCCTTCGGGGGTTGGTAGGGAACTGTCCGTGGAGCAGAACTTGAAGACTTCTTCAATGTTAGCTGCTTCACCGCATGCAAGCTTGCCCTTTTTAAAGGCCAACGTGAGTTGGCGGATAAACAGGATGGCTTCGACATTGCAATTCTCCTTTAGGGTTCCCGAATCGTGAAAAACCAGTAGGTAGAGTCCCCGAAGAAACTTCGGAATCACTACCGTATTAGAGTACCTCTTGGTTAGAGGCAGCCCTGATAATTTGTACTGGCCGCAAGACAAACACCGATCAAAGTGTTTGCCTATGGCAGGGAGGTCTTCGAGAAAAACTCGAATTCCTCGATGCCCCACGATTCTCTGGAGACGGGCGAGATCTCTCTCGAATTCGTCTCTCAGGGTCGGGAAGGCGTGGGTGGCGTCCGTGAGGATAGCCACCCACAAGTTCTGTAGTTCCCTAACATGGCATTTAGACATGACTCGGATTAACTCCGGGTGGATGTCCCATGCTGTTAGAGCACCCCAGTCCTCATGAGTGGAAGTCCGCTGTAGCAGCAGGGTCTACAAGACCCAGCACGGAGCTCGTAAGAGCCTCCGTTGCTACTAAGACTCCCATCCATTCAAGCTAACCAGGAAGGCATTCGTCGAGAGGATCATAAGATCCGCTACGGCGTCTGCCAACGCGGTTGCAACGTCGCCCGGTTTGGTTTCGATCACGAAGTAGAACTTTCGTTCGTATTCGGGAACGTCACCTGCCGCGAAGATCGTTTGCACAACTTCGAAGTTGTGACGATCAGCAACGTAGTCGTGCTGCGCGTTCGCCCCCACTTTCGTGTGGCGAATCCGCCCAC